GTACAAGCTGACCTGGAAGCCGTGGACTACGCCCTTGGGGCCATCCCGTTCCCGTCTGCGGGCGTCGGTGCGCCGCACATCCGCGACCGTCTGTTCTGGGTGGCCGACGGCGACGATGAACGACGCGACGGGGAGCGACTACGCGTACAGCCGCGGCAACCACGAACAGGTGGTTCTGAAATTGCCCGGCGCCGCCAAGCTGGCAGCGTGGTCGACGGCCAGCAGCAGGGACTGGAAAGACACGGGTCAAATGCCGGACGGCTCAAAAGTGACGATGGACTTGTCGGCCTCGGTGAAACTGGCGATGTCTCACGGTCGGCCGGCCCGACTAACGGCCTATGGGCAGATGTTGATTGGCTCCTCTGCCGGGATGGGAAGTGGCGGCCAGTTGAACCCGGCACATTCCCGCTGGCTCATGGGGCTTCCGCCCGAGTGGGACGACTGCGCGGTTACGGCAATGCCATTAACGCGGAAGCGGCTCGGGTCTTCATCGAAAGCTATCTCGAAGGTGAGAGCAGCATGACCAACCACTAGTCTTTCGCAGTTGGAGAAGAAAGGAAGAGTGAGATGAGCGAAAAACCCGAAGAACGTATCGTGATTGATGGATGGGTTTATACCCTTGCTGGGCGCGACGAGCCGGGGAGCGACGAAATTCAGTTGAAATCCCTTGTCGGCCTCAAAACGCTTGATGCCGTAGATTTTTCGAATGAGCGTCGTCTCCGCTATGACGAATGGACAGATAGCAGCGTTTGCCGCTTCCGCCTCGATGGCAAGGTCTACATCGCCATCGAAGACCCAAACGATGGCTATCGCAGCAGCCTTGCTAGCTTGGCCCAATATACGTCCGAAGTACGACTAGAGAACACGTTCCCCGGCGCTCGTGTACTCGTCCGGCACAAATCGACAAACGAGCATGGCCAAGAGGCGGACATGCTAGAATTCTTGGATGTCGAGACCGGGCTCTCAGTCCTTGAGGTTGGGACCAACAATAGCGACGATTACTATCCATCGTTCGTTGCGTCGTTCCATCCCGAGAATATGGCTGCCAACACCGCCCTCCAGCGAGAAGGGAAGACCAGATGAGAAGGATCAGCCAGGCTACTTTCTCTATGCAATGCGCGTTCATTGCCAAAAATGCCGCCTCATGGGCAGGTGACCTTCTCACTCTGCCAGAGTGCCCCGCGCCCCCCGAAATGGTTGCGCGGTTCACCGATGAGATGCGTGAGCGTCTTGACCAATTGGACAAAATGGCCGGCAGGAAGCGCGGTGAATAACTCCCCGCCTTCCTTGCCTTCCCCCGGCAAATCAGCGATTCTCACCTTACCCGTTCTACCTATCTCTGCCCCGGCCATGTGTCGGCAAGGTCCGCGTTGTGAGCAACAACGGGGATTTTTGGCATGGGGAAACGTGGCCCTAAACCACAAGCAGGCGACAGGGAACCGAACGGACGGCTTTCCCGAAAGGTCGCTGATGTCACCAAGCGCTTGAGCAGCCAGCTCAGCCAGGATGAGCGGGAAACGCTTCGGACTGGCATTGAAGCGCGCGTGCGGCTGTTCGGTGTGCGGCCGGCGGCGAGCCGGGATCAGAAGCTTGGCAGTTTCGTCGGTAGGCTTTGCCTCTCGGGCGAGATCACCGCGCAGCAATACGACGCTGCCATGGAATACCTCACGGACTGGCACAACAACGCCCGTGTAGTGCAAGCGCCGAGGCAGCCGGCAGCCACCAACCTCAATGCCATTCGAGGCGCGTCTGGAGCCGATGAGAACGTAGACGCTACCCGCTATGCCATGGAGCGCTATCGAGCAGCCCGAGCGGCCGTGCAGGAGCGCCAGAACGAATTGCGCGGGGCAGGGATGCTTTTCGTCGCGCTCGACTACCTCGTCGTTGACGATCGTGAGTTCTTCCACATGGTGGGCTGGCTTCGGGAAGCACTCAATGCTCTAGTGCGGCATTACAAGCTGGAGGCGAGGGCCGCATGATAAGGCAGTTCATTGTGTCTGCGAGCGCCATGTCGATCCGTGGTTGGGTGCCAACTTCCGAAGACTTTCTCATCGCCGTTCGCGAGCAACAGCGGATCGCAACCGAAAGACACGCCGCATACCTTGCCGAGTTAGAGGACCAGAAACGCCAGAGGAAAGCAGCATGGCGGACATGACACTTGACCTTTCCTGCAAATCAGTGTCTTAGTTTTTACGCTGACGCGTAAAGCGTTCAGAAATAGGGGTCGCCAAGCGCGGCCTCTTTTGTTTCCCAGGTCGCGCATGGGCCTCGTTCCATGCGCAGCGAGCGAGGCGCGGGTAGCTCCCATTCCTCGAAGTCGTCATCGGCCGGTGGCGCACCTAATTCAGTTCGTGCAGAAAATGCACAAACTCACAGGCTGGGCGCCAAATGAGGCGCGGTCACCCTTAAGTGGGTGCGGCCTGCCAGTTTGAGGCGAGTAGCGGTAAGCCGCAGCGCGCATGTGGAGCTGCCATGACGGGCCGATGGCCTCTCGCCTCAATGCCTATCGAAGCGGCAGCGTTTCGCTGATCCGAAAAGCTGGAGGTCACGGCCCGGTCCGCTTCGTTCCCACTTTCAGCTCATCCCGATAGTATCGGCGTCAGTTTCCGAACCAGGTGCGGTGAGCGTGGCCAACGGCGGGCGCCGCCTAAGTCCCGCCTCCCATTCCAAGGCTCACCCTAACCGGTGGGCCATTTGCATTTCCAATCCTCAATCAACCCAAGGAGAGTGCTGATGCGCACGATCACCGACCACAAGGTCAATCCCGCGAACGATAAGCTCACTATCACTGTCACCGACGAGCCCGGCGCGGGCGGCGCAAGCCATCTCTACATGATTGAGGGATTCAATACCGGCAGCAATCCTTCGTGTCCGTTCACGGCGCGCTATGGCAAGCCATCCGATCACACCACCATCCTTTTCCAGAACGGCCCGATCAATGAAGCTGGCGTCAACGGCCTGACGCAGGAAGTGCTGCTCGCCATCGTGGCCGACCGCCTTCGCTCGTTCCAGGCCGGCCAGTTCGCCTGCCGGGAAAACGCGATCGCTCTGACCAAGATCGAGGAGGCCATGCAGTGGCTTCACAACCGCACTCTCAAGCGCATGCAGCGCGGCGTCGAAGGCACTCACGCAGCCTAACCAGTGGAGAGAGACATGAGCCTCTGGCAGAGCTTCGATGAAGCTCGGTTCCTGCCGGCAGGCTCCGTCGCCGATCTCCTGATGTGGCCGGCGCCCCTCCTAACCATCCAAAGGGTGGGTAGATGAAAGACGCACTGCGCCTCATTACGCAAACCGAGAGCTGGAAGCAGGAAGTGCAGGTCGATGTGGTGACCAGGCTTCGCGAGCTTCTGGCTATGGCCGAGGCAGGTGAAATCCAAGGCATCGCCTATGCCGCTGCTACGACCGACAACATGGTCGCCACGGGCTTCACCAAGAACAATGCCCAATCCGCCATCATCGGCGGCCTAGAGCGCGTCAAACATCGCATGCTCTCGGGCGAAGACTAAAGCAGGGCCCTCCTTTCGAGCCGAAGCGGACGTAGGCGAAATCTCAGCAATCCATGCGGTGCCCGGCCCTGCGGGTGACAGCCCGGAAGATGGGCGAATGGATTGCTGAGCCGCTTTCCCATCCATCATAGGAGACTGAGCATGAACAACCAGGCCCTCAAGGACTCTGGCCCTTCCTTCATTGGCGATCTCGCCCGCATGGGTGGGAACGTCGCCGCCAACATGACCAACGATACGCTCAAGGGTTCCGGCCCCAGCTTCCCGGCTGACCTGGCCCGCATGGGCGGCGGCGTCATTGGCCCTGCTATCGCGGGCACACCGGTCACTACGGCCACGCAGAATTCCGCCTATGCCGGCTTCACGGTGAAGGGCAACGGCGGACGTGCTCCGCTGGCCTACGCCCTCGTTGGTACGTGGCCGGCTGGCATTACGGTCAATAGCTCGACCGGCGCCGTATCGGGCACGCCCACTGCGGCCGGCACGTTCGCCAACCTCTCCGTCAAGGTCACCGACGCCGACAGCAAGGTTGCGCAGATCCCGACCTTCACGCTGACGGTTGCGGCGGCTTAAGCCGGGCCTTCTGAAGTAGGCGTTTGTAGATGGCGACGGGCAAGAAGACTGGCGGCAGGGTCAAGGGCACGCCCAACAAGACCACTGCCCTGCTCAAGGAAGCCATCATCGCCGCCGCGGAACGGACCGGCGAGGACGGCGCAGGGAAGGACGGCCTGATGGGCTATTGCAGCTTCCTTGCGACCAAAGAGCCCAAAGCCTTCGCGCAGCTCCTAGGCAAGGTGCTGCCCATGCAGCTTACGGGTGAAGACGGCGGCCCGATCAAGGTCACGCAAGTCCAACTGGTCGCACTGACCGAGAATGACGACAGCTAAGGTCAGTCTTCCGCCAAAGCTGATCCCGGTGTTTTCTGGTGAGGCGGACGTAAGAGGCGCTTATGGCGGGCGCGGTTCGGGGAAAACTCGGTCCTTCGCCAAGATGAGCGCGGTCAAGGCATATATGTGGGCGGCGGCTGGGCGAAGCGGGCAGGTGCTCTGTGGCCGCCAGTTCATGAAGACGCTGGCCGATTCCTCGCTGGAGGAAATCAAGCAGGCCATCAAGGAAGAGCCTTGGCTGGCTGGTCACTTCGACATAGGCGAAACCTACGTCCGCACTAAAGGCCTGCCCGGGGCCGTCTATTACACGTTCATCGGCCTTGATCGGAACATCGATAGCGTCAAGTCGCAGGCCCGTATCCTGCTGGCTTGGGTCGATGAGGCTGAGCCCGTAACGGAAGAGGCTTGGACCAAACTTATCCCGACCCTTCGCGAGGAGGATTCGGAGCTATGGGTGACCTGGAACCCAGAGCGGAAGAACAGCGCCACGCACAAGCGTTTCCGTGCGGCAAATGATAACCGCTACAAGGTCGTGGAACTGAATTGGCGCGATAACCCGCGCTTCCCCGCTATCCTGGAGCGTCAGCGCCAGCGCGACATGCAGCAGCGGCCCGACCAATACGGGCACATCTGGGAAGGTGACTTCGTTACTGCGATCGAGGGCGCATACTTCGCTCAGGCGCTCAATGAGGCAAAGACTGGCGGCCGCATAGGTCGCGTGCCGCCTGACCCGCTTATGACGTTGCGGGCGTTCGCCGACATCGGCGGCACTGGTGCTCGAGCCGACAACTTCGTGTTCTGGATCGCCCAGTTCATCGGCAAGGAAATCCGTGTCCTCGATCACTATGAGGCGCAGGGGCAGGATGCCGCCACGCACGTCGCATGGCTCCGGGAGAAGGGTTACGACACCAAGCGCTGCCAAATCTGGCTCCCGCATGATGGCGAGAAGCAGGACAGCGTGTTTGACGCCTCTTACGAGGGGTTTTTCCGGCAGGCTGGCTACAAGGTCACTGTCATCCCGAACCAGGGCAAAGGCGCCGCCAAGATGCGCGTCGAGGCCGCTCGCCGGCTGTTCCCTGCCATCTGGTTCAATGCCGATACCACGGAAGGCGGGCGCGATGCCCTCGGTTGGTATCACGAGAAAAAAGACGACGAGCGAGGCATTGGCCTCGGCCCCGAACATGATTGGTCCTCGCACAGCGCCGACGCCTTCGGCCTGATGTGCGTGGCCTACGAAGAGCCCAAAGCGGCGAACAACGATTGGGCCTTTGCGGCTCGCAAGGTGGTTTAATGGCGCGAAAGTTTTTTAGCGTCTGGCGCGGTCCTTCCTTGGCGCCGTGGACGGGTGAGATTGTCACTCAGGTCTGCATCGGCCCAGTCATGATTGTGCATCGGCCCCTGGGCCGTCTTTCGATCGTCGGCCCAGACGCATGTTTCATCTATGCCGAGCCGCCCAAGTTCCAGTGGCGATGGAGGCGATAGTGGCGCAAGACATGGACGATACGCGCCTCGTTGGCATCGTCTCCGGTCTCGTGGCCGATGCAGAGGAATATCGCAACGATAGGTCTGCCGACCGCGACCGCATGATGATCTTCTTCGATGGCGACGAGAAGAAGCTGCAACGGTACGTGCCTGCGGAGGAGGGGCGATCGCATGTCGTCTCCCGCGACGTCCGCGCCGCTGTCCGCAAGGTGCTGCCTTCGGTCCTGCGCACCATCCTCGGCAACGATGAGATCGTAGAATACCAGCCGGTAGGCGAAGGCGACGAGGATAGCGCGCAGCAGGCCACCGACTACGTGAACTATGTCGCTTTGCCCGAATGCAACGGCCGCCAGGCCATCGAGGACGGCATCAACGATGCGATCCGCCTTCGGAACGGCGTTATCAAGTGGTGGCTGCGGGAGGAGACCTGCGTGTCCTTCTCCCGCCACAGCGGCCTCGATGACATGGCGTTCGCCCAACTCGTTGGCGATGATGAAGTAGAGGTTCTGGAGCACAGCGAACGGAAGGTTTCTGTAGAGGTGGAGGGGCAGGGTGTCCCGATCACGGTCCACGACATCAAGATCAAGCGTACCTTCACCAAGCGCCTGCCGACCATTCGCACGATTGCTCCCGAGAACTTCCTGATCCACTCGGAAGCAACCTCGTTTGAAGACGCTATTCTGATAGGCGAGCACCTTCGCCTGCGCCGGTCCGATCTCGTTCGCATGGGTTATGACCGCGACGTGATCGAGGAGTTGCCGCTGGCTGGCAGTGGTGAAACCTCGCAGGAAGTCGAGGAAGACACTCGCCGCCGCAATGTTCCTGACGACAGCAGCGCGGAACTGGCCAAGGCCACGCAGGAAATCGACTACTACGACCTGTTGGTGAAGCTGGATTATGACCAGGACGGCATTGCCGAACTGCGCCGTATCGTCTTTGCCGGCGGCCTAGGCGAAAACAACCTGTTGGAGAACGTCGAGCAGGACGAAATCAATTACGCCAACATCATCTCGGAGCGCCGCCCGCACCAGTGGGAAGGTAATTCTGTCTCCGACGAAGTGATGGAGGTCCAGAGGGTCAAGACCGTGCTCCTGCGGCAGACGCTGGACAACCTGTACTGGCAGAACAACCTTCAACCGATCGTTCAGGAAGGGCAGGTCGTCAATCCGGAGGCTGTGCTGCGGCCCAAGTTTGGCGAGCCGATCCGAGTCGCCCAAGGTGTAGACGTGCGGGCCGCCATTGGCACCAACGTTGTGCCGATGGTCGCGGACAAATCCTACGCCATGCTGGAATACATGGACCGGGAGGCGACCGACCGCACTGGGATTTCGGAAGCATCGAGCGGCATGGCCCCGGATGCGCTCCAGAACATGACGGCGAAGGCCACGGCGCTCGTTGAGCAGGCCGGTATCGGCCAGACCGAAATGATGGTGCGCTGCATCGCGGAGAGTCTGAAGCCGGTGTTTCGCGGTCTTCTAAAGCTCATCATCGACAACCAGGACATTCCGCGAACGGTGCGGCTCCGCGACGAATGGGTGACCTTCGATCCCCGTTCGTGGAATGCGGACATGGACGCGATCGTGAATGTCGGCCTCGGCGCCGGTACCCGCGAGCGCGATATGATGATGATGCAGCAGGTCATCGGGCTGCAAAAGGAAATCCTGTCTTCGATGGGCCCGGTTATCGGCATGCAGTACGTCACGCCGGATAACGTCTACAACGCACTTTCGAAGCTGGTTCAGGCTGCGGGCCTCAAAACGGTCAGTCTCTACTTCACCAAGCCGGACCCGCAAGCAATCCAGCAAGCCATGCAGGCGCAGAGCCAGCAGCCCAGCCCCGAACAGATCAAGGCTCAGGCCGCGATGGAGCTGGAAGACAAGCGCACCCAGGGCAAGATTGCCGTGGCCAACGTCAACGCTCAGTCCAAGCGCGAAGAATACCAGCTCAAGGCCGAAGTGGATGCCAACCGCGAGCGCGAGCAGCGTGATGCCGACCTGGTCACCAACCTGGCCGAGATGGATCGGCAGTCTGCCATCGATCAGCAAAAGATCGCCGCCGATGCCCGCAACGATGCCCTTGACCGCCAAGCCGATCTTCAGCGCGAGGAAATGAAGCAGGAAACCGAGGTGGCCTGGATGGTTACTCAGGAGCGCATAGCCGATAAGCGGCTCTTTGCTGATGTGCAAAAGGTGCAGGCGACGGCGGTTGGCAAGGCCCTTGATCGCAACCAGGCGCCGGACGGCAATCGGCAGGGTAGGACAGGCAAATGATCTCTGACCGCGCCCGCGCCGCACAGGCCGCACTCGAAATCCCGCTCTTTCTTGAGCTTCTAGCCGCGATGGAAACGGCCGCGGTGCAGGCCTGTATCAACGCCCCCTACAACGATCACGAAAAACGGCAGGCGAGCGCCCTTGAGGCCCGCGCCGTTCAGCAGCTCCGCTCCCGGCTCGAAGCCATCTCGAAAGAGGGCCAAGACGAGCCTGTGAGCCGCAAAGCGCCCGCATAGGGCAGGCGCACAACCCTCCTAGAGGACCAATGCCTATAGAAGCAGCCATGACCCCGGCTCCGGCCGGGAATGATAGCGTTCGCCCCTCGCTTACCCTAGACGACGCCTCCGAACTCGATATCCACGATCCCTCCGAGGACACCAACGATATCGAGCAGACGCCGCAGTCTGAGAGCGAGCCGGATGAGGCCGATGTCGGCCAAGAGTCCGATGAAATCGAAGCCAATGCGACCGAAGACGAAGATGACGCGACCGGTGACGAGGTTCCGGGAGAGGATGATACCTCGACCCCTGAGCCTGGTGATGACGTTGCAATCTCCGTTGGCGGCGAAAAGCTCACCTTGGGAGAACTCAAGAAGAGCTATTTCCGCGAGGCAGACTATACGCGCCAAAAGCAAGCCGTTTCCCAGAAAGAACGTGAACTTGGGGCGCTCGCAACCAGCGTGACCAACTCGGTCAACGCCATCGCTGATTACCTGACCAAAATGCTCCCGCCCGCGCCTGATCCCAATTTGGCGGTCACCGACGCGGCAGCCTATGTCCGTCAGCAGGCACTTCACCAGCAGGCCATGGCCAATATCTCGGAAGTGCTCAAGGCCGCCCAAGCCCCCAAGACCGCGACGAACCAGCTCACGCAGCAGCAGCATATGGACCTTCTCCAGGCCGAAACTGCCAAGCTTGCCGAAGCCTTCCCGCAGGTCGCTACGGCTGACGGTCACAAGAAGTTCTTCGACGCCGCTGCGGCGACGGCACGAGAACTTGGCTATTCGGATGCAGAAATTGGCTCGGCAACCGACCACCGGCTGTTCAAGCTGGCGCACTACGCGCGGCTTGGGCTTCAGGCAGAGGCCGCCCGCGCCAAGGCAAAGCAGAAGGTCGTGAATGTGCCCCCGGTAGCGCCCAACAAGCGTCCGGCCGCGCAGGATGCGACCAAGCGTCAGGCAAATCGAAAGGCGGTGGATCGTCTCAAACGATCCGGCTCCCTCGATGACGCAATCAACATCGATTGGGAATAGCCGGAGTGCAATAGGAGGCCAATGTGGCCGCACTCGCCAATACCCAGCTCACCACGACCTCGGTGGGCAACCGCGAAGAGCTTTCGGACGTGATCAACATGATCACCCCGGAGGATACCCCGATCTACACCGACATCGGCACCGACACGTGCTCGTCTGTTCACCCGGAATGGGAAATCGATGAGCTGCAGCCGCCGGGCGAAAACATCCGCACGGAAGGCGACGAATATACCTTCGATGCGGGCGATACGCCGGATCGCGTTGGCAACTACACGCAGATCATGCGCAAGACCGGCATCATCTCCGAAACCCAGGAGACGGTTAGCCAGGCTGGCAACGCCAACAAGGTGAAGCGCCAGAAGCTGAAGCGCGGTGTTGAACTGCGCAAGGATGTCGAGTTGGCCATCGTGACCAACAACGCGTCCGTGGCCGGCGCCACCCGTGAATTTGGTGGTCTGCCCACCTGGATCGAAACGAACGTGTCTCGCGGCGCCTCTGGCACCAACGGCGGCTTCGACATCAACACCGGACTGACGGTTGCAGCCGGCAATGGCACGCAGCGAGCCTTCACCAAGGACATCATGGATGACGTGATGAAGCAGGGCTACGAAAGTGGCGCCAACTTCCGCAACGTCTATGTATCGCCCTACGTGAAGTCGGTGTTCGTCAAGTTCATGTCGGATGCCAACGTCGCCCCGTTCCGCTATGCGGTTTCGGACGGCGAGCGCAACTCGATCGTCGCGAACGCCGATATCTACGAAGGCCCCTACGGCAAGGTCTACATCAAGCCGAACCGGGTGATGAGCACCGCCGCGACGGCCCGCAATGCCTTTTTTGTCGACACCTCGATGATTTCCTTCGCGTGGCTCCGCAAGATCCACGAGGACAAGGAAGTTGCTCGCACCGGTGACGCCAAGAAGTTCGTGCTGATCGGTGAAGGTACGCTGAAGGTGCTGAACGAGGCGGGCATTGGCGTTGCCGCCGACCTCTTCGGCATGACCGCCAGCACCTAAGCCAGTGGCATCAACGCATCAGTGGGCCTCGCCAGTTGGCGGGGCCTTTTTCATGGAGAAAGCAATGTCTGATCTCAAAGCCGAGGCCGAAGAGCTTGGCATCAAAGTCGATGGCCGCTGGAGCGATGAGCGCCTTCAGCAGGAAATCGACAAGGTTCTTGCCGGCGAAGGCGAAGCAGCCCCGCAGCCCTTCGGCGGCAAGGGTGACCATGACGGTGACGGCAAGGTTGGCGGCGCTGCCCCAGCACTGATCCCGGTCATGGTCAAACGAGACTTCTGGGACGCTTCTGGCGAACGTCACCGCAAGGGAACGATTGTCGAAGTGACCTATGAAGCGGCGCTCGATGGCGTCGAGGCCGGCGCACTGACGCGGGTGAAATAATGCTGGCGTCGTCGGTTTCCAGAGAAGTGCGAGATGGTGGCTGGGTTCTCTTCGATTGGGACCCAGTGACCGGTCGCACGGTCTGGCAATGCCATGACGATGATGGCAACCCGGTATTCCGCGTGGATACGCCCGTTACAGCTACGATCGAGCACAACGCCCAGGTTCGCAATGCCACGCCTGATGGCTGGAAAGGCGACTATCACCGTATCGCCAGCGTCCCCATGCAACTTCTCTATGACAAGAACGTGGGGCTGAATACGGCGATCCAGCAGGGCGATGACCGCTATCTCAGCCGCTGGCTGAACGACAGCGACAATGCCGCCTGGCGCACGAAAGAGGGGAGGGTCTAATGCCCGCTCTCAACGACTACCTCGACCTGCGTTTCGCTGTTTCCGACCTCGTCGGCTCCCGTGAACTGTCCGACATCATGCCCAGCCTCGTCTTGCAGGCTGAAATCGTCCTCAATCGCCGGCTGCGCACGCAGTGGCAGGTCAAAACCGTCACTCCGGCATGGGTGGGCAATGAAGCGCCTTTGCCTGCTGACTTCCTCCAGCTCGCGTATCCCGATGATCGGCTCTATGTCCTCAACGGGATGCTTTACCGCAAGCCCCACCGGGCCTGGCCCGATGGCATCGCGTACTATGCAGCGCTTCCCACGCTGACCTCTGCATCCTCGGCTTCAAACTGGCTGCTGGAGCAGGCGCCTAATGCCTATCTGTTCGCCGTCGCCTATCAGGCCGCCAAGCACCTCAACAATCCAGAATTGGCCACCGGCATGGATCATGCCCTCACCGGCGAACTGATGGCCGTGAAAGTGGACGACGAGCGGGCGCGCTACAGCAATCACTCGGTCAAGGTCGCGGGGTGTGTGCCATGACGCTGCTCACGATCGCGCAGACCGTAGCCATTAATGCCAGCATCGAGCCGCCTGACTCTGTGCAGACCGCTGATGATGACACCGCCAAGCTGGTGCAGTTCATCAACGAAGCCGGGCAGGAATGCACGCGCCGGGTGGATTGGTCGAATCTGCGCAAGGGCATCAACGTGCCCGGAACCGGGTTTGATGCACCCTATGACCTCCCGTCCGACTATATGCGTCTTGTGCGTGGCATGTCTGTAGCGGTCGGGATGATAGCGGTTCGAGGCGGCCTGAGTGCCGATGAATGGTTTTCCATCGAACAGCAGATGGGGACGCCGCGATATTATCGGATGTCGGGCAAAACCATCTCGTTTTATCCCTATCCGGCAGAGGCCATGACGGTTCGGCTTCAATATATTTCCAGTTGGTGGGTGTTTGGCGACAAAGCTGAGATGAGCGCGAACGGAGATAGAGCGCGTATCGATGAGAACATGATTGCAAAAGGCGCGATCTGGCGGTTTCGCCGCCATATTGGCGCCGACTATCAGGACCAACTTGCCGAGTTCGAAGCTGTTCTTGCCGATAGGGCCGCCGCAGACAGTGCGGAGCGGCTTCCATGACTTTTATTCGCCCAGCGCGAGCCGAAGGCCGCCCTTCTGCCAAAAAGCCGAAGGTTTACCAGGCATACTCTTTCCCGGCGCCCACCCTTGGATGGCTCTCCAACAACAACCTGGCTATGTCCATGCCGGGCGGTGCCTACGTGCTGGAGAACTGGCTTCCGACGCCCACTGGCGCCATTATGCGCCGCGGAAAACAGAAATATGCGACCCTAGGGGCGGGCAATCTGCCTGTGCGATCGCTCTTTGCCTATATCGAGGGCAACAATCGCAAGTTGTTCGGGTCAACCGACGCTAACATTTTCGATATCACCTCCGTCAACCAGCCCAACAACGCAATCATCGCTACGGAAGACGATGACATGCTGGAGACTGAGGATGACGACACGATCGGGTGGGGCTCGACGGACGGTCTCGATGTCTGGCCGAATACCGAAGGACGCTGGATCGTTGTTCAGTTCGAAACGGCCGGCGGCACTTATTTGCGCGGGGTCAACGGAGCCGATACGCCGTTCGTGTTCGACGGCACGGACTTTAGCACGACACCCGCCATCACCTTTCCCACTCCTGTCACCTTGACCCCTGATGTTCTCTCCTACGTGTGGGTCTACAAGAACCGGCTCTTCTTCCTGGAAAAGGGTACGACCAATGTCTGGTATCTGCCGGTCGGGCAGTTGGCAGGAGAATTGAAAAAGCTGCCCATGGGCGGCGAGCTACCGCGCGGTGGCACCCTGGTTTACGGTGCGAGTTGGTCGCAAGATGTAGGCGACGGCCTCAACGAAATGTGGATCGTGGCCAGTTCTGAAGGCGAAGTTGCGGTCTATCAGGGCGACAATCCTGACAGCGCCGAGTCATGGGGCAAGGTCGGAGTGTATCGCGTAGGAAAACCTCTTGGTGATCGCGCTCATGTTCAGATCGGTGGCGACCTTGCCATGGCGACAGATGCCGCCTTGGTGCCGCTGACGCAAGCCTTGCGTCGAGATTATAGCGAACTGGCAGCCTCAAGCTTTTCCTCGCCCATCGAGGCGGCGTGGCCGGAGCAGGTACAGAGCCGCCCCGGCGAGCGCTGGGAAGCCGTTCTGTGGACCGACAAGCAAATGCTCGTCGCCGCGCTTCCGCGCTTTGAGAATGTGCCTGATGGTATGCTGGTGATGAACTCGCGTACCGGGAAGTGGGGATATTTTACGAACTGGCAGGCCAACTGCCTGGCGGTGTTCGATGGGCGGCTGTTCTTCGGCTCAGATGATGGCGCGGTCTATGAGGCCAACGTAACAGGCACCGATGACGGCGTGCCCTATACCGCCGCCTATGTTCCCATGTTCGACCAGATGGAAGCACCCG